GGTAGCAAATGGTGTAGCTTGTGCTGCATTAACAGCCATAACACCAGAGTAACGAATCACAGCAGGTGTAGCTACAAGTGCAGTTAAGCCAGTAAGGAACTTACGACGGGATATGGTCATGCTTGTGATTCCTTTGGTTTAAGCACGGCTAACGCGGCATGTGCCATTGAAGCTAAGCAATCAAGATACTGCTTATTTTCTTCCCGCAACCGCTCAATCTCATCCATAAAGCTATTGCCAAAGTCTACAGAATGGGCAAGTTGTTTACGCAATAATTCAATTTCATCAGCTGCGGCATGGTAGATGGCGTCTGACTTTACGTCGCCTACTTCCCAATCACCAAGTTCGCGTAATCGTTTTACAATATTTATAGTCATGTTTATGGTTCCTTTTGTTTAGAAGGAAATGATAAAACTTCAGCATTTAAAATGGGCGGCAATTTTATTTTTTCGTTTTCCAAATACTCAATGGTGCTTTTAAGGTTTTGAATAGTAAATGATTTTGCCCATTCTGATTCAAGCACCAAAGGGTGAAAATCAACTTTAAATTCTTCTTTATTGCTTGCGAAAATAACAATATCCGTCATCTCATGGGGCATGTATAGTCTAGCGTTTTTAAGTTCCTCTAAATCCATTTCATTTTCTCCGTTATAGTTAAGGTGACGACTTGTAAGGTTTCATGGCTTAATACGACAAACTCATAGGAGTAACCAAACTTTACCTTGTAGTGCCTTCAGGGACGTTTTCGTACAAACGCTATCCTTTACACTTGCCCGTTGTTGCTGCGGCTGCAGGAGAGACCCTCCTATGAGTAACTGATGTAATTTGCATAGCGTGTAAAATATCACAGGTCAAGTACCGGAGTCCCAAGACTGTGTATGAGTTATACGGGGGTAGGGTCTGCTAATGGAACCCCACCCCACCCCGTCTGAACATTAAAATGATGGTGTCCGTTGCCAACACGATTGGCTGGCACCCAACAAAGCCTCACACGGAATCAACATGAGGGGGCAACAGGATACGCCGACCGCGACAGACCACAGTCCATTGTCCTGCATTAGCGTAGACTACTCAAGCTACAAGAACACCCAAGCGAGGCAGCCATGTAGCAAAGATGGCATTGCCCTACAAGGAATATTTTGTTGGGCAATAACTACCACAGGGGTGTCAGTTAGGGGCAATGTATGGCGTTAAGTGATACAGTGGTAGGAGTTATACGAAACTGCGTATAAGGGGCGAATATACGGGAGGGCGTATATACCAAAGTACACCGGGGGTGGGGGTGATTATACCAAACAGGGGGGTAGGTATAGTGAAATGCACTTAACGGGGGTTAGTGTTCAGTTAAATTGGTTTTAGGGAAATTTTGGGGATGTTATGTGGGATGCACGGGACAGCTACACCGCCGCCTCGCCACCCTGCGGGGGGTGCCACCATACCCACCCCACCCCTTAAAACTGGCACGAACATTGCATGACCATATTTGGCACGCATCTTGCATATGGTCAAACTTGGCATGAACATTGCTTAAGCATATTTGGCATGACTATTGCTTTGCATAGCTTGACTACAATTTTGCATAGCTTGACCATAGTTGGCACAAAGCTTGCTTGACTATAGATATGCTTATGTTCCTATAATGGAAACGGAACAAAACGTGAAAACGTCATAGGCGGCAGAAAGCAAGCTTGACTATACCAAGACAGCGCAGACCAGCTGTCGGACGCTGGCAACCCTTTAAAACGGTTTTAAAGCGTGTCCATGTCGCTGGCTGGCGAAATTGCTTTAAGCATGTCCGCAAGCGTTTCGCGTTCGTCAAAGTCCAGCTTAGCTATATTAACAGTCTGTAAAACAAGCGTATTCGTTGTTTCGTCGCCAGCATGCTTCAACTGGTCGCCGTATTTTTTCGGACGCAGCTTTCCGACCAGCCACTTGCGCGTGTCGATTTGCAGCTGCGCCTTTCGTATTTGCTCGTTTGTGCTTTCGTCCGACAGCGCGTCCGCGATATTAAGCGTTTCGTCGAATAACGTATCGGCTTGCTGGTCGCGCGCGTAAGCGTATTGTTTGGCAAAGTCTGGCACGCGCGCCAACCATTTCCTGATCGTGCTTCCGTCTGGCATGTTGTTTTGATTACAAATCCAGCGCAAGCTGCGACCGTCTGCGAGATAATCCAGCACTTTATCGGCTATTGCTTCACTATATATGAGCGGACGACCGCGCGGACTTATTCCGTCTGGCTTGGCAATAACAACGGCGTCGCTGGCTGTTATGTCGCGCTTGCGGCTTGGCTTGATTACGCGCGGCTTGCTGGCTGGCTTTGTTTGGCTGGCGTTTGTCATTCTGGCTTTACCTTATCAGTCTGGCTTATTCGTCTGGCTTGTTTGTATTACTTTATATGTCTGGCTTTAAGTCTGTCTGTTTAGGTCGGCCAGCCAGCGGAATTTCCGAAAAATCAAAACAAAATCAGTAACAATTGCTTAACCATAAGCCAGCGTTCGCTTGACTAAATTGTCAAATCAGATCAAAAATCAGTCTGGACCCTTGCGTCCAAACGAAACAAACGGCTTAAAACAAAGGAAATGTGAACATGTTCAATGTCTTATGTTTAGAAACAAATCAGCTGGAATTAAATATATCAGGCGACCCGTTAATTTTTGAAAACGGCGTCGCAGCTGCGGACTACGCGCGCGCAATAACGGCGACAGCTGGCAAGAAATACCAAGTCAGACGCGCCGAAAATAACGTGGACTGGAAAGCGCGCGAACAAGAACGCTTTAATTCTGGACACTATGAAAGCCCAAAATGGCTGGCGAAATATTGCGTCAAAATGGTTCGCGCTGGCTTTAATCCAGACCTATTTAGTGAACACGCAATACACGTTTCCAAACGCGACCCGTCAAAAATTGCATATACTCAAGACGCCATTAAAGGCGCAGCGGACATTCAGACGCCTATTCGTGTCGGGTCGTATTTGACGCAATATTGTCAAGAAATGTCGCCGGACATGGTTAAGGAAATAGCATTGGAACACGCCAATATTTACGTCGGACAATCGTTTTTAATTGCAACGACAGCGGACGAAATAGAGGAAGTTTATAGAAATGGACCGAATAGCTGTATGTCGAAAGGATTGTCCTATTTTTCGTCCAGCCAGCATCCTGTTCGCGTTTACGGCGACAGCGACTTACAGCTGGCTTATTTAAAAAACGAAAATGACCATTTTTCTGCGCGCGCGCTTATCTGTCGTGAAACAATGACATTTTATCGGATTTACGGCGACGTCGAACGCTTGGAACACGCTTTAAAGCGCGCTGGATATAGTCGAGGCGACTTTGAAGGTGCGCGTATTCGTCGGCTGGTCTGCGAAAACAACAACCGTCTGATTTTGCCCTATCTCGACGGAATACAAAGCGTTTCGATTTTAAACGCTGAATTTCTTAAAATTGACAGCGACGGCGAAATTTACGCCGACACTACCGACGGCTTAGAACGTGGTGAAACATGCGAACGCTGCGAACGATCAACAAACGAAACGACAAGCGTTTACACAGACGTCCGATACACGGAACAATGGTGTTCGCGCTGCGTCGAAAACCATTCTTTTTACTGTGAAGGTATGAACGAAACAGTATCGGACGCCAGCGCCGTGACAGTCGACGGCGAAATGTATGCTGACTGGTACAATCGAGACGAACGCAATTTTTGCGATTTTTCGCAAGAATTTACTTTCGGCGAAATTGTTGAAATCCATTATATTTACGAACGCGCGTCGGCTTATAATGCGTCGCGTACGCCAACACGAACGCAGACAATTCAGACAAAATATTGTCGTGCTGATGAAGTCGCGACGTATGCTTTCAAATGTCGCGTGGACGGCGAATACTGGTCGCTGGATTGCAAAGCCGTCGACACTTGGGCGCAAGAACCACGATCAATTCACAACGAGCCAAACGACATTCCGGCTTGGTATGTCGGCGACGTCGCGCACAACGATACGCGCCAGCTGCAATTCTATCTGTCGGCTTGACAATAGTGACGGCGCGTCTGGCTTAGCTGGACGCGCTATCGCGATTGTCAATTCCGATAATCGAAAACAAAGGGAACAACAAAATGACATTTCTTTCCAAACGAGAACGCAAGCGCGCGCTGCGCGAAACAAAACAAGACAATCCAGTCGCGACGCTGGCGACCATGTTGCAGACCATGCGACCAGCGAAAACCGACGCCGTGGACCGTTTCGTCGACCAGTGGCTTGTTCCCTTAGGCGCGCAGCTGGACCATGCCGGAAACGCAATTCTGCGGGTCGGCGAGGGGTCGCGCGTTTTATGGTCAAGCCACACTGATACGGTCCACCGCGCAGCTGGCCGCCAGCGTATAAGTGTTAATGGCGATTTTTTTAAAGTCGCATATGGCGACGCAGCGTCTTGCTTAGGCGCAGACTGTACGACTGGCGCGTGGGTTATGCGAGAAATGGCAATGGCTGGCGTGGCTGGTCTGTATGTCTGGCATGCCGACGAGGAAATAGGCGGCCATGGGTCGGCTTGGCTGGCGAAAAATCATGCTGGCCTGCTGGACGGCGTGGACTATGCAATCGCGTTCGACCGTAAAGGGACAGACAGCATTATCACTCACCAATGGGGCGGACGTTGTTGTTCTGATACGTTCGCGCGTTCGCTGGCGTCGCAGCTTCCAAACGCTTATCGGACGGACGACACTGGTACGTTTACAGACACGGCGAATTATACAGACGCCATTGCAGAATGTACGAATATCAGTGTCGGATATTACGCGCAGCATACGGCCAGCGAAACGCAATCGATAAGCCACGCGCTTGCGCTGCGCGACGCCATGCTGCGATTTGATGAAACGAAATTGATACGGTCGCGGAAAGCTGGCGAAATCGACAGGGACGATTACGACGGTCTGGCTTGGGGCTGGTCGCGCAATAGCTATAAGAAGACGTCTAAACGCTCTTATAAGGCGACGTCCAGCTGGTACGACCGAAACGATTACGGCGCGCGCGATTATTACGACCGCTATGATTTCGACCAGCGCGACCAGCTGGCCGATTACGTTTTCGACAATCCAGACGGCGTAGCAGACTTTCTAGAAATGTACGGTTTTTCGTTGGACGAAATACGCCAGCATGTCGACAGCCAAACAAAGGGAAAAGGATAATATGACACTCGCCGACACGCTCGACGCGCTTATAGAACCAGCTGGCTGGCTGGTTCTGGTCGCGCTTATTTGGACAGCTGCGGACGTCGTTTTCGGCGGCCTTTAGTTTCATTCTAAAAATTTAGAGGCTGGCGCGACGTCGTTTCGCGCCAGCTTTTTTTGTTCTCAAAATTCGGCGCGCTGGTCGGACTGAAAAATAGGTCTAGACCAAACGACCGACCGCGACCAAACGTCAAATAGGAATATTTACCCATGCAACGGAATAATTTCTTAAAGAACAAAAAGAGAACATTTTCGCCATCAAAAACCAGTAAAAGTTATAACGAGCAAAATTAGGAAAAGTGATTTTTTTGCCAGCAAAATTGGCAAAACAATTTTGGTCAATTTTTTTTGACCCTTTTTTCTCAAGGAAGATTTTTAAAAAAATCATACTTTTTCCCGCGCATGGTTCTTGACTATAAAATTTAGTCATGCTTATTAGGTATCTCCAAACACTGGAAAACGAAAAGAAAGGTTACAAACATGACATATATCCCTGCAATGGACTTAGTTGGTTTAACTGATACAGCTTTGGTTGATGAAGCTGCAAAAATTGACATGACTATTAAGGCACTCTCCAAGAAGCTTGATGAAGCCAAAGCTATCATCCGCTCCCGTGGCGTTAGCGAAGTCATGGGTACGAACTTCAAGGCTACTGTATCATCGCCCGGTCTGCGTTGGTCATTGGATACCGACCGCGTTAAGCTTGAGATGGGTGAGGATTGGTATGTTGCTCACTGCAAGGTCAGCCAACCAGCGCCTTCCGTCAGCTTTAAACCTTACCTGTCACTTGGCGAAATCCAAGTCGCATGATCTTACCGTGGATCATCAAAAAGAAGACGCGCGACCTGACTGGGCCGCGCGTCAGGACTTGGCTCATTGCCAAATACAAAATAGTTCAATCCACCCCTGATACGTTAACGTGCGTTAACATCACCGAAGAAAGGCAGAAAAATGGACGACGCAAATGAAAAGATGGTTACTGTAACCATTAGAATCCCTGAGCGGGTTGGCAAAGTGCTTTGGGTTTTAGGTGAAGAAAGCTTTGCCGCCATCAATGGGTTTGAGGATATGCAACCAATCAGGCAATTTGCTTACATTGCGGATGTGGCCGGGTTTATTAATAAACTTAAAGACGGTCTGATGGTTGGTACAATTGCGGCATTGCTGGAAACAGTCTCCGACATTGCTGACGATATGTACGAAGATGATGAAGATGAAGGAGCATTACACTAATGGCTATTCGTATTGCGAAGGTTGAACCAAAACCAGCAAAGACAGTTGTTAAAGAGGTAACAAAACAGCGCGTAAAAAAGGCTGGAGCAGAGAACGATGGTCGCAAGCGGTCTGGCTTTGCGTCTATGTCACCCGAACGCCGCAAGGAAGTCGCGGCTAAGGGTGGCAAGGGAAGCAAAGCAGACAAACGGTATTTTGCAATTAACCCCGAAAAGGCTCGTGAAGCTGGGAAGCTTGGCGGTATAGCCAAAAAAGAAAAGGCAAAACAATGACCGGATGGCAAAGTAAAAAGGAAAGCAGCAAAGTACGTTGGCTTGGTCCATATGCACCGACCGACCGTCATGCTGATGATGCGACATTGGCTGAGTTAGTTCGTTTGCGGGTTGAAAACGATAACCTGAAAAAAGAATTGGCTGATGTTAAACTATGCTCATGCAAAAAGCGTGATGCAGAACTTGAGCAAATGTTTGCTTACTTTGAAACCGAAAAAGGAGAATAAAGATGGATAGATTTACTTTAGGCTACAATGGCGACCGTCACAAAGGTAAGCGGATTGGTACGCTTTGGACAAACCAAGATATTGATGGCGATGTGACATTAACCGATTTTTTTGACGAACAATATGATGTCGCCAAAATTGACATACTTAATGATTGCATTGCTTTGCTAAACAGGGAATTAGAATTATTGTTAAAAGATTATTCTAACCCAATGCGGCGAATGATGGGTTGGCCTATTGTAAAAACAGATAATTGGTCAAATCAAGATGAAGAGCATCTTTTAGAAGAAGTAAAAGAATTGGTGCAGAAAATGGATCATCGGTTAGCGGAGAAGCGGTTATGATTGTAACACCTTGGACGCCCCAAGACCGTACGTTGTTAATTAAGATGTGGCAGGACGGTATAAGCGCCCATATCATTGCCGCAACGCTTGGTAATGGCCGTACACGCAATGCCGTGTTGGGCTATCTATTTAGATTGAGAAGAAGCCATCCAGAATTGGGTCTACGAGTCGAGAACCCCAAGCCAAGGGAACGGGTTGGCTTGTCCCCTAAACCAAGAATACCTACCCCACCTAAACCAAAACGCGAACCAGCCGTTCAATTAAACCTGTTCACGCCCATCGAAGAAGTCCCTGCACCGGATGGTGGCGTTCCATACTTTGAAACGCGGCTATTCCAATGCAAATATATCCTCAACACCAGCAAAGACCCACACAACGTCAAGTGCTGTGGGGGTACGATATATCGCGGTACATCATGGTGCCGGACGCATTACCACGAGGTATTTACAGTACGTACTTACCCCGGAACACAGGTCGGCCATTTATCATCTGGCAAAACTCAGGCGGCATCAAAATTCCAGTTTCGTCGAATGTAAGCACCGCGAAACCTTGATGCGCACGGTTTGGCGCACCCTCTCCATATTGGAAGGCTTTATGGTTAGGGTCGCCAAGCATGCCTGTTTCCACACCCCAATGCGTACCGCGACGATTACGAACAGCGGTCAGTTGCTGAGCATGAGTATGATTAGTAACTGTCGTCCATCCCGATACTTGCGCATTGTTGTAAGCCGCGTGAATACCTGCGCGGAAACGATGCCGGAATTCCACATCATCATTTAAATGGAATGCATAACAAAATTCCCACATTGGGAAACGGTCGGCTAATCGACCTGCGTAATCCTCTAATTCACTGGCTTGGTTGGCAAGATAGTTATCTACCCGCATATCATGGTTGCCAATGGTAAAAATACGGCGGCGGCACTTTGGAAGCTTATCCATCCATGCTTTAGCGGCGTCAATTTCAGCCGATACTTTTGGTGCTGCTGATCCTAGCGTTGATCCATGACGTGAAACCCTTGCACCGTCTATAATGTCGCCATTTAAAATAATAACTTGGGGTTTTATTTGTTTCGCAATTTTAATAAATGCTTTCATCATAATCGTATCAACGCCCGGCCAAATATGGGCATCTCCGCCTACGATAACACATCCATCTTTGATTTCATCTGTTAAAACTTGGGCATATAACCATTGCGCCCCAACACCTTCATTTCCACTTTCGTATTGTTTCCACATTTCAGGATGTCGTCTTTGGATCATATCCAATCGGGCAGTGATTGTTGAAGCGGGCATACCCATCACCCTTGCCGTAGCCCTAACAATTCTATTTTGGCGATAATATTCTTTTAGTGTTTCTTCTAACACTTCTTTTGATAGCGGAGGCATGCCCATTTTTAAACATCCTTAATTGACGTTGGGTGCAAAATACACGAAAACGCATAAATTACAACCGCATAGTCAATCAAGGTTAACACGATGACCGCAGATGAGTTTACCGCTTTCGTTCGATACGTTCGTGAAGAGTTTGGCGTGTTTGAAAATTCCCTCGCAAAGTCGATGGGATTTAGCAGACAGGTTCTATCAAAATGGCGTAAGCATGGTTCTCCCGCTTACGCCGATCTTGTTGCTGCCGCTGTTATCGCTGGCCTTGATCCTTGGCGACCTGAGCCAGAACATCTGCCCAATCCTGCCCTACGACAGGCGGCACAAGAACCTGAACATTCATCCCATACTGAAGCGTAAGACGTTTAGCTAAAGTATAAGATGCCGCATGCCCTGTGAAGCTTTCGTCGTTGTCGGCAAAAACTGTAACACTGCGTGTTATAGCTGGTGGCTTCCACTTGGCTAAGTTCTGCGCGTTAACTGCTGCCCATACAGGTATTTTAAACATAACAGATGCAGCTATGGCTGTCTCAATGCCTTCAGCTATACCCATGTGTTCATCAGCAGGTGCAAGGCGAATCGCTGATCCGTCCGGCAATGGGCCAGACATAATCCTACGGCTAGGCAGTACATCTGCTTTATGCCCATCGTCGGTTAAATAGGTCAGGTGAACATTCTGAGCAGTATCATCCGACCCACAGATTTTGCTTACCATAGCCCAATGGTGCTTTCCCTGTACTTCACGGATTGCATTAGAGGACCATACAAGGCCGAGACGGTTTTTTAGGTAACGATGCACCACCCCGCCAACCTTCGGCTTCTCAGCGGCTTCCCAAATATTTTTAATCGCGGCCCTTTGGCAATTTTCTTCCGTATAATCTTTCTGAACCAGAACAGGTTTTTCGCCCAAAAGATCAGAAATAGCTTTGGCAATTTGCGTGAACGATTTGCCTGTCACACCCTGCACAAGTTGAAAGCCGTCTCCGGCCCCGCAAGAGTTACAAATATATCGGCCTCTGCCATCCTTATCATCAAATCGGAATCGATCCTTGCCGCCGCATATTGGGCAAGGACCATGCCTATTTACGAGATACTTGGCATCTACGCCAAGCTGTGGGAGCAGATTACGCCACTTGCCCTGTGCTATATCTGCTGTACGGCGTTCTTGGTTGTTTGTCACGTTGTTTTGCCTTAACTATGTTTCTATGTTTGATCCAGCTTAGCGTAGCCGCTGATGGGGAGAGGGCGATGCCTTTGAACGAATTGGCCGGGCCAACCCCAAATTTATCCTTGTATGCCCAATATGCCCAACCGTCTTTGTATCCGTGAGTAATCGCGTAGCCACGCAGTTCTGAATAGAATGTTTCCTTTTCCTTCGTGGTGTAAGCGCTGACTTGCTTTTTTCCATCACGAGAAAGTTCGTTGAGTGTTCCTGTAGTATGTTCAACCTTATCAACAGCCTCAGCCTTGAAACCACATGCAGGGCATTGAGGTGTGCGAGGCGGTTTAAGGAAGGTGCATTTAACGCATGCTTTGGGGAGTGGAATCTTCTTCTCACGTTCTGCTGTTCCTCTGCCTTGTCCATCATCCAATTTGTCGTAAATGATATCTGTTACAAATCCCAAGCGAAGAGTTGTATCGCTATGGTCAAGTATCAAACAATGATCTTTGCCTTCAGCCGTTCTCAACCCCCGGCCAATCATTTGCGTGTATAGAATTTCAGATTTAGTGGGCCGAGCCAAAATGATGCAGTGAACATTCCAATCCACGCCCGTAGTTAAAACGCCAACATTGCAAACAACTTTTAAATCGCCGTCCGCGAATTGTTTGGCGATTTCTGCACGTTCTTCCATGCTGGTGTAAGCATCCATGTAACCCGCTGGGATACCCGCATCCAAAAATAACTTTTGAATGTGCTTGGCATGCGTACGATTAACCGCAAAGCAGATCGTCGGGCGGTATTGGCCCTTCTCCATCCACGTTGAAACAATATCGGCAACCAATGGTTTCTTGTCCATTGCTGTACCAAGTTGCTTCTTGTTGTAATCACCTGCGACAATAGCCACGCCAGTAAGATCGGGATGGCTTGGTGCAAAGACCTTGAAGTCAGACAAATGCTTAAGGTCAATCAATTCTTGAGTCGTGGTGCCGATGATCAGGTCATCGTAAATGCGACCCATGCCTTTTGCCCAAGGCGTAGCAGTTAAGCCAACAACGGGGATATCTTTCCATTGTGGGCTATCAAACCACGTTTCGTAAAACTTGAACATGACATGGCACTCGTCCACGATGACCAAATCAGCTTCAGGCAAAGACTTGCGCCTTGCCAAGGTTTGGACGGAACAGACCTGAACTGGTTGGGTCGGGTCGGTGCGTTCATGCAGCGCTTGAATGACGCCAATTTCCCAAATGTCGTGCTTCTCAAACTTCTCAACGGTCTGGTCAATCAGGCTAAGCGCGGGTACGCAAAACAAAACCCGCTTGCCCTTTTCCCTCGCCATGCGGACAATTTCTGCCGCCGCAATTGTCTTGCCAGCACCCGTTGGCATCTGCACGACTGGACGTTTACTGCCGCTGCTAAGCGACTTGCGTAGCTTAACAATAGCGTCAGTTTGGTAGTCACGTAGTATAGCTTTAGACATGTTATTACCTGTTAGTTATATTATTATATATATTATATATCTTAGCTTAGCTTTAAAGCTAATACAATCCTTGGCTGGTATGTATAGCTATACAGCTTACGTTAGCTTGTAGGTCGCGCGGTTAGTAAAGAACCCGCCTCCAAGCAGGAGGCCAGAGGCGGGTCAAGTCACCGTTATCAGTGACGGCCAAAAGGGAGGAGTGCCGTCACGGGGACAAAGCTAACAAAGATTTGCACCAGAGGCAATATCGTCTTCGTATTTTTTTATTCCGTAAATTACGGTCGAGTGCCGGACATCCATGAGTCGGCCAATTTCAGCATAAGGCAAGTTAAGTTCGTTCTTGGCTCGGTAAAATACTTCACGTCGAACCTTAACCACATCTGACTTAATAGCTGGGCTTCTTACGATATTTGGATCGATGCCATGTATGGCGGCAACTTCCCGAAGCATAGCAGCAAACTTACGGTTATGCAGTCTAACTTGGAGAACGGGCTGATCAGCTAATATCTTAGGTTCCTGCGGCAAAGTGACGCGTTCGATCGGAACGATACCAGTGGGGCCACTGACACCGCCTAACCGTTTCTTGACGGCCAAATATTTAGCCCTCAATTCATCATAAGTCTGCGGTTCTCTGTCCATGTATCTTCCTCAATTCCGTAAATGGTTACTACCATTGGCACGCCATGTTCGCCCCATTCAGCGGCAATTGCTTTACATTCCGAATCGTCCTCTACAACTTTAGTCTTAACTAGTAAGTCGCTAGTAGATTTCAATAAATTATCCAAATCGCGACGCCTTTTGTCTGGTTTAGTCGCGGTGATGTGTACGATATACTGCCCAAGTATTTGATCCTTGGTCTGCGACTTGACCATCCAAGAAGCTTCTTCAAGCCAAGCCACGTATTCAGGGGAACGATACATGCGGCCACCTTTACCGACCTTCCATAAACGATTTGTACTGGGGGCCAATGGCAACTCAAGCCTGATCATGTTGCTTCCAATCAAGGAAAAAATGATGAAGAGTAATTTCCTTGTTTGTCGCTTTCACAATACGAACCATCAAATTTAATGATGGGTCTTGAACGCCACGCTCAACGCGGGAAATAGATGACGCAGTTGTTCCAGCCAACTTAGCAAGGTCGGTTAGAATTACGTTATTTTTCTTACGCCATAGGCGCAATGGATGCTCACTCATTCGGTACTACTCTTGGCCTTTCACGGGCAACGGGCAATGGAATTGCAACATTGGGGCGGCCCATAGTTACATTGGCCTGTCCACGTATTTCTTTGTTGCTCCAAGTCCAACATTCGCCAGTTTCATCTTGAAATACCACCCAAAGCAAGTCATGTTCAGCGCCGTAGTCAATTAAAGCGTGTGCCAATCCCTTGCCCTTGGGAGACATGACAGGAATTGGCGGGTTGAGTTGTAAAAGCATAATGGCCCCTTGACTTTGTTTACACCATACGTAAATGATTGGCGGGTAGACAGCAATAACGGATCAAAATCCTAAACAGGGATTTTGCGGGAAAGGATAACAATGGCTAATAAATACGATGTAGATATGCTCAAGCGTACGATTGAATTGCTTCTTGAGCGTTACCCAGAACTTAAGGAAGATGAAGAACTTAAGGCAGATATGCTTGAAGGTTCTACGGATTTTCGTGAAACTATGGAAAAGTTGCTGCGCCGCACACAGGATAACATTTACCTGTCTAAGGCATGCCAAGAAGCCGAACGCGATATCAATGACCGTCGCAAGCGGTTTGATAAGCGCGTGGAGTTTGGCCGCGAATTGATGAAGCGGCTATTGGAAGCAGCCAATGTGCGGAAAATGGAATTTCCTACGGCTACAATTTCTTTAATGAACACCGCGCCACAAGTCGTAATTTTGAATGAATACGAAATTCCAGACGATTTTATGCGAATTAAAAAAGAACCAAACAAAGTACTATTGAAAGAAATGTTGGAGAAAATGGATGTGCCGGGCGTCACGCTCTCAAACGGGGGAACCAGCCTCGTCATCAGGGGAGCATAAACCAATGAGTGCAAAGATTGCATTGGCGCTTCACAACGTGATGACCAAAGTTACGTATGTGCAGAAAGGCAGTGAAAATAAGTTTCACGGATACAAGTATGTTTCTGAGGCTGATTTGCTTGAGAAGCTACGGCCAGCTTTGATTGAGGAGGGTCTTATCCTCATCCCATCGATTGAAATGGTTCGCCCTATGGACGAGCATGGCAATACGGTTGTGGATATGCGGTATGAAATTGTCCACAAAGATGGCGATATTTGGCCTCACCTGATTCGTGTGGCTGGATGTGGTAATGATCGTGCCAAAAATGGCACGGTGGGTGACAAGGGGCTTTATAAGGCCATCACTGGCGCAAATAAGTACTTCTTGTTCAAGCTGTTCCAAATTGAGACGGGCGATGATCCTGAGCGGGATACTACGCCAGTGACGCATGAGTCAGTGATGCATAGCGCTACGCCAAGCCATTGGCCGGACTATACTAAAGACTTATATAGCTATATGAAGGTGTTCCAAACAGCTATTGAGTTATGCCGGACGGTTAAAGAAGTTCAAGATTTCTGGAAGCAGGAACTGAAAGAAAACTTCCCGACAATGAAGTTGGAGAAGGACAGCGAAGATTATGAGGTTTTGCGTTTATTCTGCGCAGACCGCGTAAAGGAAATTAACGAAGCCAAAAAGGAGAAATGAAATGGCTTATGAACAGCGCGATAACAGTGGATCACTTTTTAAAAATACCTACAAGCAACGTGACAACCAGCCAGATTATACTGGAAATGGGATGATTGATGGTGTTGAATACAAGATAAGCAGTTGGGTTAAAGAAGGGCAGAGAGGCAAGTTCTTCTCCCTTTCATTTACCCCAAAGGACGAAACGGGCGAACGTGCATCCGCCCCGGCAAAGACCCCGCCTCAGAAGCCAGTTTCTAAAACATCTAGTAAACATCAAATAGATGAATTAGAGATTGACGACGAAATCCCTTTTAATTAACCTCTGCGAGACTGATTTCCCAACTCGCAGGGGATAATATGGGTACGACAAAAGTTTGCACTTCTTGTGGTGTTGAAAAAGACCTTCACTCTAAGTTTTATATTCAAGCAAAAATGGCTGATGGCCATCTTAATAAATGCAAAGAATGCGTAAAACTTAGAGTGAGGCAACATCGTGCTAATAATGATCATGTAAGAGAATATGATAGAAATAGGTATTATAATGATCCCAATCGGCGCGAATATACAAAAAACCAAACCAAAATTTGGTTCCAAATTAATAAAGAAAAAAGCATTGAACATAGTAAAAATTGGCAAGAAAGGCATCCTGAAAAGCGCGCCGCTCATGTCATTGTTGGTAATGCTTTAAGGAGTAAAAAATTGCAAAAGACGCCATGTGTAGTTTGTGGTAATTTAAAATCAGAAGCACATCACGAAGATTATTCAAAACCATTGGAAGTTATTTGGTTGTGCCGCATGCATCATATGGAAAGGCATAGACGATATGAGGCAACATAAAGAAGAAGGCACTGAATACATCGTTCTTTCCTATCGTACCGATAAGCACGGCCATGTGCGCAAAACCAAACTTGGCCGTGGGTTTACCGGACGCAAAGAAGGCACAATTAACGTAAACTTTGAAGCCGCCCCACTTCCCAATCAAGACGGTGAATGTTGGGTGTCTTTAGTTCCGTATGATCCTAATTTTGGTGAGCAATACGAATGACCAAGTTCATATCCGATGACATGATGGAAGAAGCTTTAACATTTCTTGCCACTCATAGTGCTTTAGGTGCTGAAGCTAGATCGGATAGGTTCAAAGCGGAACATGCGAGGAAGAGGATCAGAGCCAATCTGATCCTCACCTCTGACGAAAAAACATCTGCCATGAAAGAAGCATGGGCGGAACAACACGAACGATACGCAGAAGCTGTAAGCGACGAGGCTGACGCTATACGCAACGATGAGTATTTACGGGCTGAACGCAGTCGTGCAGATGCTGTCATTGAGGCATGGCGATCGGAGCAAGCTAATCAAAGAGCGGGGAATAGTTTTAGATGACATTTTCTGTCACCCTAACACGAGAAGAAATGAATATAGTTCGCATCCTTGGCGAATTACGATCATCTATGAGTCGGTCGCACGGCGTTAAAAACAATAAAGTGAGCGATCTTGCTGACCATGAGATTGATATTGATGGCGTGATGTCTGAATTAGCTTTTTGCAAACATCATAACATTTACTTTGATCCTACGATTAATCCGCGATCAAGCACGTATGATTGTTTATACAAAGGCAAGCGTATTGATATCAAATCGACCCGCCATCAAAACGGCAGGTTAATCAAGCACATTAAGCACAACCCAGATGTTGATGTTTTTGTACTGGCAATCATAAAAGATAATACCGTTACGTTTCCGGGTTATTGCACTGCCAATAATTTATACAAGCCTGAAAACATTAAGAAAATTGGATATGACGATACATACGTAATAGAAAATGAACAACTAACACCGTGGAAGTCTAATGACTGAAGACGTAGGCACTACAGCGCGTGGCAGTTTGTCTGGTAAACGCAAGCTTGCTATTTGGGAACGCGAACGCGGATGCTGCATGGAATGTGGCGTAAAGCTAATGACAGGCCAGTTTATATACGAACATGTACGTGCTTTAGAACTTGGCGGGACTGATACAGATGACAATATACGGCTTACATGCAAGCCGTGCGCAAAAGAAAAAACAAAAAAGGATCATAAAATGGCTGCTAAAGCAAAAAGAGTTAAGCAAAACCATTTGGGATTAAAACAGTCGCGCACACCAATGCCATATGGTAAAATGTCTAAGTGGAAAAAAAAGCTAGATGGCAGTATCGTTCCGCGTTGAGCGGCATGAAGCTATCGACCTTGATAGCTGTTGGATTGCTAACAGTCGGATGCCAAACTGTAGGCCATACAACAGAATCTCCGTTGCATGAAATGATTCGTGTGGCAGCGATTTCGCATGACGTAAATCCACAAATAGCCCTTGGTTTAATTGATGTGGAAAGCACGTTTAAACCAACCGCCCAAAAAGATGGAAACTATGGCTTGATGCAAATACGCATGGCTACGGCCAAGGCTATGGGGTTTAAAGGAAGTTTTAACGACCTATTAATCCCTGAAAATAATCTTGAGTATGGTATGCGGTATTTGCATTATTGTTACGAGAAGCACGGCGACGACCGTTTAGCGTTAGGTTGCTACAACGGCTCCACATCAGCTAAAAGCCGATATTCACGCCGCGTTCTTCGTGCTTCTGAAAAGTATTAAGCTGCCACACTCCGTGCTATGTGCAAAGCCTGTACGATTGCATCATCAGGCATGCTAAGCATATGCTCAGTGTGGTTAGCCAATAACTTTTGATTGCGCATGGTTTCGTTAACCAATGCACTTGCTGCTTTTTCAATAACTGCACCGCCAGATTTTCGATTCATTCGATTAGGGTCTGGCGAATTTTCAGTTGTAAAAGCAGTTTCTGCAACAGGCGAAACCGCAGCCTGTACTGGAATAGTAATGTTTTTTAAGTCATAGGCTTTGTTCATGCCTTGTTGAAAGGCTGAAGCATCTTGAGGGCCGCCAGTAAGGTAATCCGCAAGACCTATCTTATAATCTTCTCCCAACTGTCCGCGAACAGCTTTAATTGGCATATTAACGATAGATGTTCCTAAATGCGCAATTTCTTTAGGAATTTTCTGACTTGGGTTTTCAGATTCACCTAAAGCTGAAGAGCCAAGTTCCGAAACTCCTTCGTTTCTTGCCGCCCTTAACTTTTGAGCGGTATCATTATATCCAGCTTCGCGTTCGGCAGTATTAAGTAAATCTTCAACCGCATCTTCACCATAAAGTTGAACAAGGTTTTGGCGCAGAAAATCACCCTCGCCGCCTACGGATTTTCTTAAAGCCAAAACATCATTGGGTGATGACCTTAACTTATTGTCAAATGCAGATCGAACGCCATTATAAAATGCTTTTGATTGATCTGGATCAGCAGTAAATGCAGCTATCTGATTTGGACGAAGACCATTAGGGCCGCGGTTAAAAATATTTGCCCCAGCTTCGTTAGCATCAATTAAACCATAAATATCTGACTTTCCCTCCATGATGTCAGCGTAACCATCAACATCGGATTTAAGCAGATTGCTAACGTCTTTTTGGATTGATCCAACGGCCCGACTTCCAACCAATGTTTTAGGTTGAACGCCAATTGTCGCATCTCCAAAATTAATCATAGTATCCATTGCATGCCGGGCGTTTTCTAAGCCCTTAGCACTTGTTTCATAAACTGGACCCGCAGTTTTGGCAGCAATTTGTGGTTGCGTTCCCAAATCAAAGTTTTTGAAAACATCCGCCGCATTAACATCCGAACCAGCCAATGGCGAAACAGGCTGACCTTCGTCAAGAACTAGATAACTTCTGGCGTTTCGCAAAGCCTTTGCGACTGGACCTTTGGCTGTTTCTAATTCATGGTCAATTTTAGAAACGATTGCCGCAACCTTTGATGGATCAATAGGAGGTGCGTTATTTAAAATTGGGTCAAGTTGATCGGATAAAAGGCTTTTATTTCCTTTTAATAAAGCATCAAATTCACGCTCATCCGTTGTTTGTTTACCAAGATTACGCTCTAATGCATCTTGTACGCGTGCAGTTTTGCCGTTTTCTCTCAATTGAAGAGCGTTTTCAATGATATCTGCGGCAGACTTGTCTTGCCTCATTAGCGTAGAAGACAATGATTGAAGACGCTTGTCATCCAGCAAATAATCTGCCCCAGACATCGCGTCTGGTTTGATGTCCGACAAACGAAAATCATCAGCATATTTCATTAAAAAATTTTGCGTCCCGCGAGGTAGTTCAGAAAATACATCTGGTGACATAAGCCTATATAATGACCCTACGCCTTTAGCCGCCAAAGGGCCAGTTGCCCCCATCGCGCCAGAAAGCATAATTGATGCAGGGGAAATTGCTTGTTTTGAACCAGCAAATTGCGCACCTGTTTCTGTAGCAAATTCACCAGCAGCGCCAGCCCCCACTTGTCCTAAAGTAGAAAGTATTAATCCTGCGCTTGATTCTGGCAATGCGGCAGCGGCGGCTGCTGCAAATGGCAACCCCATTACCGTTTTAGTTGCAAACCGATTTGCATCAAACCGATTAAAGTCGGGCCGATCAATATGATACTTTTTCCCGTCAATAACCGCTAGCGGGTTGCCGTACATATCATTTGTGTACTCAACTCCGGGATAATTGCTGCTTAAAATATCTTTAACTTCCTGAGGGTTAGAAGTTAAATTTAAACCATGCTGTAATGCCCAAACATTCTTTAAAGAATAATTTGGTGGTGCTTTCCCCTCATATAATCCCGGCCATTTTTTTTCTGCAATGGTCGGATAATTTTCGTATTTTTGAGGAATTTTTTGACGCACTTGTTGAGTTGCACCAGTAGGTACACCTGAAAAAGGATCAATAACCGGAACATCCACAGTTTGATATGTGGGGATTGGCGCAGTTGGGTTTTTCCCCGCCAATGTTAAAGCGGAGTTAGGGGCAACTGGCTGTTTTTTAAAATTCCAATTAACTTCAGCCATGTTTATTGTCCATAAGTTACGCCGGGTTGAGAAGCCATAGCACGGTAAACATTTTCAGGGGGTACTTTTTGAATATTTTTAATGTTTACCTGATCAACACCATTCTGCTTAAAGTGCTTCACACCACTAATTTGAGCAATTTCGCCCGGTTGGAAACCGCTTGACCAGAGACGGTCATTAAATGATTGATCGTTTGGGTTCTGCGGAATTCGATAATCTTTAGGCATGTTGGGAACAACATATGTTACGCCCTCAACAAAATCGTTGGGCTGAACAGGTTCTTTTTGCCCCTTAAATGTACCTAAAATGCGACCAGCGGCATTTTCAAACAAAGAGCGATCATGCAACTGACGCCATCTGTTCTGATACGCTTCAAAATTTTGATTTTTATCTGATTTTGCATTGTACCAATCCCGCTCAAGTGCCTCTTGCCATAATAATGCAGCAAGTTGCGTTTGGATAAGGCTGTGGTTGGCATCTGGACTAATGTCAACGCTAGGGCTGCCTTGTGATGCGAGCGTTCTAAATTCAGCTTGTGTTGGACGAGAGAAGCTTGAATTAAGTTTTCCAATGACGGTATCAATGGCGCTTTTCATAGCCTTTTGAACTGCTTCAATTGGCTTACCACCATCAATATCCTCAGCGATACTATCAAATCCTAATGCTCTGGCATAACCTGCCAATTGTGTTCTGTCAGATGTTAAAGCGCCTGTTTCAAATTGCTTCGCAGCAGCAGCAAATTTAAGCAAAGACATTTTTGCTTCTGACGTGCTGCCAGCAGACGTCATAAAATCATCTTCCATTTTTTTGCTGGAAGATTGCGCGCTATCAAATAATGGGTCTTTGTCAGTGCGAACGGTATTAGGCGGTATTTTGGTGGTTGGGAAACCATAGCTATTTGGATACCCAACATCGACTGGAACCGTTTTAATACGGCCAGTATCTTCATCAATTGCGCCATGTGGAGTTTGTGCTGAAATTGGCGCAGGTGGTGGATTTTCAGGTTCCATTGCACCCGGCTCAACACGAACCTTCTGATTATTTATAAACATATCTTGTTTTTGAATTTCATTTGCTTGAGAAACCAATGAATTTAATTCAGTTGCTTTTTGGCCCTTCCAAGAATCCGAAGCAAAGGGAGTCTCAGCAATTTGTTTTTCAATCGCATCCGCTTTATTTCGCAATTTCATAAAACGCCTAATTGACATAGCTGGTGGCGATCTGTCATTTGCATCAAGACCAAAGTCTTCATCAACGGTACTATCTGTTTTTGTTTTTGCAGGAGCATTTTCCGCGACTTGTACTTTAGGAGCAGCACTAGCTTGATCTGCACCCTCTCCTTCGCCAGCACCAAGAATGGATTTGGCTAAAGAGGTTACATCTGGATTCATTAAATTGGGGGTTGCTGCCACATCCTGATTTTCAGGTGGCCCACCCAAAGCAAAACCAATACGTCCTCCATTTGCGCGTTGAGAAGGAACCACGCCACTTCCTTGAGTTTGCGCTTGAATTACTTTATCCAAAGGCAAGCCAGACATTTTGGCAATGACTGCCATTTGTTTAATAAATTCGTCTTGAGGAATAATGTGACCATAAATGTCTTTGACAATCATGGGTTTTAAACCTGTAGTTGGATCAACAGGTGTTTCTGGTCGCTCATCTTGAATGACAGTATACATTGAGCGAATGTCTTCAAATTGCTTTAAACCAGCAAGTCGGGCTTGCGTATCTGCCGCTTGTTGCTCAATGCCCGTCTTTTCAGCTTCCAACTGACGCTGCATGAGTTGATTTTCATAATCGCGCTTATTTTTAAGTGCGCTGTAGTATGTACCAAGACCCTGTTGCGCGCCTTGTGCTACGCCAAGACCAAAGATGGGAGACTTGCTTGCCATCATACCAAGACCAGCAGCTAATAGGCCCATGTTGGCTTCATCCGATAAAGGATGACCAGCGACCATTTCACCTAAAGTTTTATGACCCGTATCTGCCGGAGGTGCGGAAGTTTGGTTATAAATATCCTTAAGCTGTGATGCAGTTTGCCACGGGCTAAATTTATAGTTTTGGTCTGGCGTTGTTACTTCTCCAGATTGGCCGTCATCTCCGGCGTATCCTTTGCGGCCAACAAGCCCGCCAGATGCATATCTTCCCAACATTCCAGGCAAAGATGTTTGACCTGCATAATTTGTATCTGGAATAACATCACTTGCCGATACAGTTCCAGGTGTATTGCCAATCAGCTTATTAGCCCAACCGCGTAAATTAGCTTTTTCATATGGGTCAGCCATTGCTTGGCTTAAAACCTTGCTTGGATCAATTTCGCCTTCATCTGATAAAGATTTTTCAGATGGTTTAGTTGTCCAACCAGGGGATGACTTGCCTAAATGTCGGACACGCATAATGTCAGCAAGGGATAGTTGTTTGGTTGACCCACCCGTTGGTTGGTCAGAATAAGGAATATCAACACCGAATTGTGAATCTACGCCACCGGTTAACGCATACCCCTTGCGGTCATCACCTTCATGAACAGCGCCTCCCATTGAATCATCATGGGAAACAACACCGCCTTTGTTAAATGGCTTAAACAGAGAACCTGCAGTCAACAGGCCACCAACAAGGGACGAGCCAATATTGCCCTGTGGTTGTGCTGTAAGAGCCGTACCACCCGACTGACCACCAATGCCGAGAAGCAGGTTAGCAAGATACTGAGTCGTTTGGAATGGGTAAGCCTGTTGCGCTTGGAACTGCTGCTGATTCGCAACGTCTTGAGCCTGTTGAACGGCCTGTTGCGTAGCACCTGCGGCCATCTGCGCTTGTCCACCTGCAAGACCCGCCGTTTGTGCGCCCGTGCCAAGCTGACCCAACTGCGATCCGGCTTGAAGCTGACGGGCCTGATCTGCATTGAATTGAGCCAATGCTTGACCATATCCACCTTGATAGATGTTAGCCATTGTTTGACCACCAGCCAGGCCCTGCTGACGAGCCAATTCTGCCTGTGCAATACCTGCGCGATCGCCACCAAATGCGCCTTGGCTAATGGCATTGCCCAACAGTTGTTGCTGTTGTTGGGCATTGGTTTCATTAAGGTTGGCTTGAGTAGCCGCCGCCACACTATTAATATATGGCGACATATATTGGTTAAGCTGCTGTTGGCCGAATGGCGTAGCGGCATTGCCCACCAAACCTGCACCCGCCTGATAATATGGTTGCGCTTCAGCGGCGGCCGCATTTATGTTTTGGACACCTGCTTGTTGGCTAGGAGTTAGACCCGCAACCATTTCCCCTGTATACGGTGTAAAAGGTGTAGCCGCGACTTGCTGTGCTTGGGTTGAAAGCATGTCATAATTCGCCTGTACCTGAGGTGGTGGCGAATACGTCGATGTGGTTGTAGCTGTACCTTTAGAACCGCACACGGCTATCTCCTACTAAGCAGCGTTGACAGCCATTTCAGGCTGACCAGTTGACGCCCCATAAATAAAGAAAGCACCAGCGGGGTGGCCGAAGTGTTTCTCATATAACTCTACTTTAGCATTTGTTCGCTGATTTGACAAAACCCCGATCATTAGAGGCAGATCGAGGCCGTCAGCCGCTTTTTTAGCAAACTCAATTAGCTTGTGAACGCGGGAAACTGTAGCGTTTCTGTATTCAGGGCGGACAAATACAGACATTTCTTCAAGGAATGGGGTATCAGAATACCAGTTGTTAGCAATCCGAAGAAGAATCATAGCCTCAAGATTATCTTTAGTTCCCACCACGCCAATAATACCAAAATGCTTATGTAGCAAAGGGCGAACCGTATCGCGAACCTTTTGCTCATTTAACTCAAACATGCCAATTTCTTGGTGAATCATTCTTGCGAGGGTCATGATGCCGTCCTCGTCATCCGGCTGAGCAGTCCTTACCAACGGTTCAGTTGTTACCCGTTCAAACTTTGGCATCCGCTTACGGGCGCTTTTGGACAGGCGAATACGTTGCTTTTTAAACATTGATTCCATTTTTAGTCCTTCTTGGGCGGTGAAAGTTTTTGTAGGGTCTTAATATGTTTCTTTCGTAACTTCATTACGAATTGGTCAAGTATGCGATGACCACGATTAAGATCGCCGCCGCCAATACCCACAACCGCGTACGGGGGAATAACGTACTCTCCACCAGCAGCAACAATAGGAACAGGGTTACCAGCATTGTGTGATCCATCGTCATGGTATTTTGATATCATTTCTGTGATGTTTTTGAAACCACTAAGCGTGTTCCCTTCACCAAGGTAAGCAACTTCTTCAGCCGGAATGACATAGGCTCCGGCGGGTACATGCATAGGAAGATGATCTGTGCGACCAGCCACGGGGCTATGGATAGGACCAGTATGGATAATATTACGCCCATTTCCATGCGAATTTCCTCCATGTGCCTTTCCCGACCGCGCAATATTTAATGCCGCCGCTACAGCTTGATCGTGCGGATGACCCGCACGGGACATTTCGCTTATATTCTTGCTGATAGTAGCTTGAGATGAACCGTGCTTGAGTGGCATCACGAATATCCTACTGCGATTATGGAACCTGTGCCGGGCGAAAAATACAATCCCGTCGCAAATGGAACTTGGATTTGGTAAACGCCAAGCGTGTTAGGAACGGCATAAATGCGGCTACCTGATGCGGCAGATGTCGCGTCATAAAGGTAACCCTGCGTGGAACCTGCCACGATAACGCTTACCGTAGCCAACCAGCCTGACGATGATTTAATCACTGACGCCGTCGATACTTCCTTGCTGTTATAGAAGCCAGCATGGGTATTTATGGCAGTAACATAAGAGTTAATGCCAATAACGCCGTTTTTCTGCGTGGAAAGGATGTCGTCTAAAGATGCGATGGTAGCCTCCTATTAAAATTTGCCGTCTACCTGAAAACGATACTTAACCCCGCCCAAACGCCAGAACGTACCAACGTCTTGCGATGATAGTGAAAATGCCATGAAACGCGCCCTAATCCGGCATGAAATATATTCCGTGGATTGCGTCATGGGGAATGTTACTGAACTGACCGTGTTAGACGGGGAACCAGAATAGTAACTGGTTGATGGTGAGGTGGCTGTATCAGTGGCATAGTTAGTGTAGTAAATAGTTAAGTAAACAGTAGCATTTTGGTTGCCGCTGTACGTACCCCATTTCATGTCCGGCCAGATTTGATCCACAAAGACCAAGTTTTCGCCTTCAGCCAATTGAAAATAACCTGTCTGAAATGACGACAACATGGCAGTGGTTGATGTTCCACTGGCGGCGTCATTGCCCACTTCATGCTGATAGATGTACGTATCGCCACCCGCCCCAATTGGTGGGCCAAGGACAGATTGGTCAATCCAAGCAGTTCTGCCTAGTGTGCCAAAATCCCACTGCTGAGTCTGCACGTTATACTTAACGTAGCTATCATTCTCAGTGGACGAGGCAGATGGATAATACCACGTAATTTCGTTGTACTGGCTGTTAACGCCGCAAGCCACTTTGCTGAGATAATCTTTGTTAATATTTTGGAATATCACGTCAAAGATTGGGCATGGTATTGGCTGAGGGCCACCGCCCATCATCATAAAAAACTGTCTCTGGGACATCCAGTATACAGCGCCATTAAGCTGACCAACGCAATGTCGTGATACCGCTCCGCAATTAGAGCCAATTTTGTTAAAGCTATAGACAAAGGGCGTTCCAACATATTGCATTGCCCATAAGTCTAAGTCAGTCCAAAGCAAACCTTGTTGTGGGCCTTGAATACCAGCCACAATTTTTGAACCTGTTGGGATGCGGTATGAACCAGCTTGGTTAGTTGACGAGGCTATCCAATTAGTGAAGTCGCCAACATCACACCACCTAACAAGCATAGGGTCTGCTTGTAGATTAAATGACGAGCCATAAGCTATAATCTGACGTTGAGGCATGGCGACAAAAATGCCAGAATTAACGAGCGGACCACTGCCACCCACAATCTGAGCATTTTGCAACTGCCCGTTAGGATCGTAATAATAGATTGCGCCACCTGCAGGACATGCAACTAGATATGAACCAAAGTTATCTAATGTCCAATCCGTCGCAGTGATTGCTGTGCCGGGAACGGATGGTTGAGTTGACCCAACACCAAACCCACCTGTGCCATAACCGCCAACACCATACCCAGTCCCCGTGGGCTGGGGGCCAATAGCAATATAAAAATTAGACCGGACATTACCGCTATTTATTGCAGTTGGGCCAGCGGAGGACGTTGCGGTATTTGCGGCGGCAAAAGTAAACGAACTTGCGCTTGGAACTGTTAAAATGGTGTATAAACCAAAAAGTGTAATGCCCCCAACGGTCGTGGATACACCAACGTAAAACGTCGAACCTACGGAATACCCGTGGTTATCAAGGTAACATGTAACCGTAGATTGACCGTTTACTGTTTGGAATGCAGGAACACCAACTAATTTAGCTGTACCCGTGCCAGTTCCAACACCAGTAGCATTGAATATAATACCTACCGTATTGGCTGATGCGCCAATAAGGGTGAAATCAGTCGTGCCAACAGTAACGATTTGATAGGTATTGCCAATCGTAAATGACCCAGCCGTTGTATTGGTTGAGGTATTAGCGGTCGAAGTTGCAGCAGAGGATGCTATAATTGAATATGTCGTTCCAGCTGCAGTTGACAGTTGATACGGCCCTGAGAGAACTAATCCCCCCACTGCAACTGGCGTTATATATTCAACATAATCTAAAACAGATGCTGTAATATTTGAATCAGTTATAGTTACCGTTTTAGACCCAGATGTTGTCGCAAATACTGGAGCCGTGTTGGTTATGCTTGTTTGTGGTGTAATGTTAACAAGGTTATTGCCAGTCAAAACATTAAGAGACGATTCTGCTCCAATCCCAAGGTGGTTGATGGCATTAAGATCAGCCCAACCTTTAAGTGCGCGAATAGCTGAGCCAATAGCTGAATTATAATACGCTACCCAGCCGCCAAGCTTTTGGGCCAACCCAAATCCGTTTCGTTCCGGCAAAAAGCGAATCAATTGCGAAGAAGAATACGCCGCCTCATTTAAGGTTGGGGTGACGTTTGTATCAACGCCGGGTTTGAGTTTGATCGTACCAAAGGGCATGATTAACCCCTAGTTGGCGAAGCGGCGGGGGCAGGTGAGTAAGACGACCAAGCGGCTGCCTCGTACTTCTTGCGATTCTCTTCAACCAACGCACTGGCTTTCAAAGCCTGATACTGGCTTTCGTAGGTTTGCGCCATCTGCGGATCGTCATTAATCCGGCCAAAGTTGCGCTGAAATGCGGAGATGTAAATCATACTTGCCATGATAAACATATCTGGCAGGTAAGTTGAAATGTAAGTTGTCGTATTTGTGGCAGAAAGTGGCGCAGACCGGACAGTACCCGTAATGATCGTGCCGTAATTACTGTCAGGCGTTGGCCCCACAATCATATATTGGCTAGTATTACCTGTAGTAGCAGTATCGCCCCCATAAACAGCAAAATACTGAGGTAAGCCTGTCGTAGAACCCGATCCGTAAACATTCTGTATAAATTCTTTAGTAACTGGCAATAGTGGCGATGACACGCCGGAATTAACTACTTCAAAAGTCTGCGGGACAATAAACTGCGACGTAGGTAAAGTTAACGTATTGTTGTTGGAGGTAAGGGAATAAGCTGTCGTGCTAATTTGGGTAGAAAGAAAATCCAAATCACGCTGCATACGCAATTCTGCGTAGCTGATCATTTGAGGCAAAATAATCGTGAAATTGGTATCATTGGACGGAATGACGGCCATTGTGCTAATTTGCTGCACGTAACTTGAGTATGTTAAGGCCATAACTTAATCCTACGATGCCATGTCAAAGGCAGCCTTTTCTACCGCCGCAACTCTATTTGACCAACCTTTGCCAAACGTACCATACGTGGGCAAACTTTGCAAAAAGGCTAGTCTTGCTTCACAGACTCCCGTAGCAACTTCACGAGCGTTAGCCGCTTCACAAGCACTAATTGTGGCTTGGCCGATTTGTCCGTCCGCACCAACGCCAAGTACCTGCTGAAGGGTTTTCGCCGCACGGCCTACCCCACTATTAACAGCCATATCAAAAGTGGCATAGTCAACGCCAAGAGGAAGTGAGTCGCCACCGATTTTATCCCAATAATTAGCTTTATACAAAGGTGCTACGTCCTGCGGTCCCAAAGCCCTCATTTCAACTTCGGTAACTTCACGCCCCACCCAAGATTCCCATACTTTTTGCGTTACGCCAAGGTTTGTACGGCCACCGGGGTCTTTTGGGTTATCCGTGTACCCGCCTTCACTTTTTAAAACCAATGCTAGGCATTGCTCAAAATTACCGTTCACTTTTTGTTCCCCAAGGAAGCAGTAAGCGCATCCGTCTTTTGCTTTGAACCAGCGGACGAACCAAAATAAAAACCCATTACGCTAGTCCAAGCAGTGCCAAGTGTACCGATGAGCATAAGCAATGCCTCGCCACCTGTGGCCGGAAGACCAAAGTGCAAAATATAAGCAATGATGCCAAAAAAACCGACCGTAACGCCTACTGCCAATACGCGAGGGATCCAATCGCGGGTTGCAATCTGCATATTACGGGCTGAATCGCGGTCTTGTTCGGAAATACGTTCCAGATCAATGTCCAACGACTTCATCTGAACTTTGAAGTCCGCATCAATCTTTTTCAGGGCCGCCAACTGATCACCTGTTGGATTAGCAAGAGCCGACATGATGTCGTCTTCAGTGCCATTTTCATGACCAAAAAGGGCATTTGATATAGCTTTAACCGCCATGCCACCAACAGGTCCAAGCAATGCCGTCGCGATGGTTGGGGCGACTGAACCAAGCAATGGTCCAAAAGTTTTAAGAATGTCCATGTTACTTCACCGTTATCATAAGAAATACGCCGATTGCGCCAATGCCTAATACCAGAAAACCTACAATACTGCTAACCATAATCAAATCCTTGCGGTTTTCTTCCTGTTCTTTCAAGGCCGCTGCAGCCTGACGGGCAGCTTCCTTCCGCATCTCAATGACTGACCGTTGAATACCTTCCCATGCGGCAGGGCCATATTGCCCTACGAACATATTCTTAACGTCCAACTGCATTTGCTGGGCCTTGGCTTTGGCGGCATAAATTTTAACCGCTTCAGCCTCAAACTCAGCTTGGCTTTGGAATAATTTCTTTTTGCGTGGTGTCGACGCAATAGTAACAATTTGGGCAACCTTACTAAAAAGATTGCCCACTTTTTCTGCAGTTTCCATCACGTCCTGCCCTGCATCGACGGCGGACTTGATGCTATTGTAGATTGCAGTCGCGCCAGCGATGAGGGTAAACGGATCCATACTTAGTCCATATTATTCAGCAGGTGTATTTTCCGGCGCTACAGGCGTGGCTGCAGCAACTTGAATTTGCGGTTCTGCTTGTGCTTTTATTTTTTCATAAACAGCAATACCCGCTTCAAGCGGTAACTTCCCAAGACCCGCCGCAATAATATTTGCTTCTGCGACCGTAAATTTGAAAGTAAGTTCGAGATTTTCCATTGAATCCTCTTAAAATGGTGGTTGTTGGGTTTGTGACGTTGTTTCACCTAGTAGGTTAATTTGTGAAGCAATTTGTGCCTCAACGCCGGGCATACTAATACAACCCGCAACCCATTGATAGGCCATTTGTTGTGTAATATTTGCATATGGGACAAATTCTGCGGGGTTTGGCGAACCTAAATTGGCCGTGCCGGATGTTGATGCTGTGTGTATTCCATCCGTACCCGTGCAAACCCAATTAATAGCCGTAACCACATTGGTCAGGCCATTAGAGGATGTGTTTACAATAAATTGAGGAAACTCCCACGTATATTGCATTACCGATACTCAATCCAAGATACCAAACTATCTGAACTGCTGACAGAATAAGTAGACCCTGATGGGACTATTCCAGACACAGTTTTATTGCCTGTGTAACTACCACCAGTTGAAAAACTGGATACCGCGTTTCCGGCAATTGTTAAAGTTGTCCCGCCAGAACCGTAAGTAATAATGCTTATGTAAATAGCATATGATAAAGAATTTGTGTAAGTTGTTGAAAATGCTCTTGAACCAGTTAAATTATTTAAAGATGTTCCAATTACATTGACCGATTGCGAAATCCACGTTGTGCCATTGCTTGTTAATACGTTTCCGCTTGTGCCGGGGGCAACAACTTGCAATGCGCTTGTTCCGTTGCCTAAAAGAACATTATTTGCCGTTAAAGTTGACGATCCAGTGCCGCCATTAGCCACATTAAGTGTGCCAGCCAAAGTAACCGCGCCAGTGGACGCCGTTGATGGAGTAAACCCAGTTGATCCGGCGCTGAAGGAGGAAACAACACCACCTGACAAAAGGCCATCATCCGCTTTTTTTACGTTTGTCCCGTCGCAATAAACAATAATGCTATAACCCTGTGGGCAAGACACTGTAGTTCCAGCGGCTGCGTTACTGCCGTTATTTGATCCTAATAGGACGGTATACGCGTTAGATGTGCTATTGGTAACAACCCACATACCTGCCACGCTTTGAGGCAAAAGCACATTTTGGTTGGCGGCTAATGCACCTGTAAGGTTAAACCGCATGGCTTGCGATGTAGAACCAGCCGCAGTCGCGCTTGGCGCTGCAATATTGGTATAAGTGGTAGACCCACCCGTATTTACGGATACAGATGTAGTATTGCCGTACATCTGATCAAGGATGGTCGCATTATAGTTAAGCGGCTGATCCCACGTAGGAGACGTGCTATTATACGCTGGTTCGTTAAGGGCAAGGTTTGTCGTTACACTCATGGTTTGTCCGCCTTATTGTCAAGTTTGTCGTAGATACGTTGGAACATATCCTCAATATGCTTCATTCTCTGGTCCAAATCCACCTTCAGGACATATTCCTTTGGCATATTGGCTTCCAGTTTATTCAAATCACGTTGTAGTTCTTTGACCGCGCCCCAAAGTTCACGCAAGAACCACCCCGCCACCGTCAGGATTGCGCCGCCAACTATGTCTATAAGGGTTTGATAATCGTTCATGGGTGCGCGGCCTTATATGCGTCAAATTCTGCTTTAAGTTCTTTCTTGCGTCCTTTGTTCCAAACCGGAACCTTTAAAACGCGATAGGCATGTAAACCATTTTCAGACACTGTAACCCATTCAAGATTGTCTACACAATTGTTGTGTTTGCTTCCATCTTTATGGTTTACTTGTGGTTTGTTTGATTCATTGGGAATAAATGCTCTTGCGACTAGGCGGTGTACATTATGGTTGCTTTTAATGCCGTCAACACAAAAGCTAACAATCAAATATCCACTTTTGCTTTTTCCTTGTTTTAATAATTTGGAAGGAGAGCGTCGCAAACCATTGTGAAGACGGTTAAGAACCATTCTTTCAATAGACCTAACATTTCCAAAGTTGCTCACTTCGTAATGCGTTTCAAAACCTGAACATGGATGCCAAATTTCCATTATTTTGCCTCCAATGCGGCAATACGGGCGGTCAAGGCAGTGATGGTGACTTGTTGCTCTTGAATAGCGGCAACTAAATGCACGACAATCTTACTGTAATCTACGCCTTGGTGAATGGGCTTGCCACCTTCATCTACAGCGTCTTTTTCGCCTGTAACTGCATTAGGAATTATGGCTTGCAACTCATGGGCAATAAAACCTTCACCCGCAGATTTGTCGCTAATCCAATCGTAGGTAACAGGCTTTAATGCGCTGATCTTGGCAAGACCAGTCGTTATTGGGGTGACGTTTTCTTTTAAACGGTAATCGGATGACGTATTAAAGCTAACGCCTGTTGTTCCGGCTTGTTGAACACTTCCAATAATTGAGTTATTGTAAAGAAAATCTAAATAACCTTGGCCTGAAGTTGCGCTGGAATGCCCAATACGAACATAACCAGTTGTGCCGGAACTTCCGTTTGGAATAATTGCAATGCCAGCGTTTACTGAAGTTGTACTCGTCGTCCCCACCAGCAGATTGCCGGAGGAGTCGATGCGCATACGTTCTGCGCTATTTGTAGCAAACGTCATAGGCGCATTTGCAAAACCTAAAATATTAAAACTGTTTGCACCGCCCCAAGCAGAAAAAGAACTACCCCCAGTGTTAATTTCGCCTCTTAATGTGCCATTATTGTAAAAATGGAACCCGCTTCCCGCTGTTGCGGCGGCTGCATCTGTGCTGTTCCAAACATCTCCTGTAGCAGCATAAGAAGCCAATTTGCTGTTTGTATATGTGCTTGGCGAAGTCGTCCCAATACCTACGTTGCCGGAGGAGTCGATACGGGCGGATTCGTTTGTGCCTTGATAGAAAATTGTGGTTCCATTTCCGCTTGAATTATCAAGTTTAATTGCAGCGCCAGCAGTCCCATATCCAGTTCCACTAGAAATATAAAGCCAAGTATTTCCCCCATTCCGGATAATAGAAGAATCGCTACCAGCAATTTGCAAATTACTGGTTGTCCTTATTGCTCCAGAAACATCAAGTTTATACCCCGGCGAAGTCGTACCAATCCCCACATTCTGAGACGTATCAATCGTCATTGCTGTGGATTGCGAACCCGTTTTAAAGATAATACTGTCGGACGTACCCGCACCAGACGTGGATTCCAGTGTCAGCGTAGACGATGCTGTCGTTCCGCCAATGAGAAGCGGGGTAGTTAATGAAGTGGTTAATGTAGGCGAAGCAGAATAAGCAGGAGCCGTTCCCGTTCCTGAAGATACTAATACTGAACCAGTTGCAACAGCAGCCAATTTGGACAATGCAGTGGTGGTTGATGCATAAAGCAAATCGCCAACCGTATATGAAGATTGTCCCGTTCCGCCGTTTGCTGCGACAAGCGTTCCAGCAACCGTTACAGCGCCTTGCGTTGCCGTTGACGGGGTTAAACCCGTTGTTCCAAAATTGATTGATGTTACTGCCAGTCCGCTAACATTTGACCAAGAAGGCTGTACTGAAGAACCACCAGATGTAAACACCTGACCAGATGTTCCGTAATTTACAGTTGCACCAGCAACAGAGCCAATACCCCAAGCGCCCGACGTATTAATGGCAAACTGACCAGAGCCGTTCGTGTAGAACGATAGCGGCAAATACGTACCTGTGCCGTTAATGCCCGACACCAACTGGACGTCCGTGGAGCCGTTCGTCGCAATCAAAATTTTGGATGCGTTGGTAGGATCAGCGGCATTGGTTGCTTGCCAAGAAGCCGCTGTGGATGTGCCGTTAGGCAGAGCATAAATGCCCGTTGTGCTGTTGGTCGTGCTTGTTTGGAAAGCCAAACGGTTTGTGATCGTGGCATTGGTAAAGTCACCAAGAATACGCGCACCAGTCCCTGTGTGAGTTTCGTTACCGCTAATGCTGATGCTGCCCGTCGTTAAGGCCGTAACCGTAGGCGAATTAGACCATGCAGGAGCAACACCAACGCCGCCCGACACAAGAACTGATCCGGTAGCAACGTCAGCCAGTTTGGATAGCGTTGTAGAGGCAGAAGCGTACAGAAGATCGCCCACTGTGTAGGACGTGATGTTCGTGCCGCCAGAGGCTACAGGAACCACGCCGCCAAGGGTTGCAAGCGTAACCGTCGTCCACGATGGAGCGGCAGATGCGCCACCAGACGTTAAGAACTGACCGGACGTGCCGTATGTAGCGCCACCAATGCCAAACTGACCCGCAGGGCCAAAGCGGAAAGCTTCAGCAATAGAGTTGCTGCCCGTTGGTGTTGTGTAGATACCCGCATATGTACCTTGCGCCGTGTCCGTAAAGTTTTCCGCCGCAGAAAATGCAATGTAGCCCGTGGACGCCGTGCCAAATCCAGTTGCACCATAACCACGGGCCGTAAACTGCGCTAAAAAGTCGCCCGATTGCGATGCTGTAGGGGATGCAGCCGTGCCACGGGCCATACGCGCAGTAAATACGCCATAAGCGCCAGTGCCATAAGCATCTTGCGTAATACGGGTATTGGCGGCATTTGCGCCAACAATATACAAGTCAGTACCCGCCGGAAGGGAGCCTGTTGGCGTGGTTGTTTGCGTATTGGAAACAACAGTCAACTGCGTCTGCGGCGTAGCAGTATTGATGCCCAAACGGTTATTGGTGTTATCCCAGAAGAACTTGGCATTGTTTTGGCTGTAAACGCCGGACGCACCAGCAAACACGACTGATCCGGTGGTAAAGGACGTTCCCGTGCCCGTACCACCATTTGTAACACCAAGTGTGCCAGTGACACCCGCGCCGCCAAGAGCCAACTGACCAAACGAAGGGGCCGTTGAAGCGCCCGTGGATAGCAACGGATAGCCTGATGTGGATGGCGATATCTGGCCCACAGAAGACGTGCTTGCGGCGTATAACAACGCATATGCCGTTAATGACGTTAAGCCCGTTCCACCGTTTGCAACGCCCACCGTGCCAAGGCCGATGGTATTACCCGTCTTGGTAATTGGAGCGGATACGGTGATATTGCCGGAAGATGATGTCTGCACCCAAACAAGAGCCGTTGTACCAACTGTAATTGTACCAGTCGTGTTCATAACCCATGAAGTTGAACCCCATGTTGTACCACCGCTGACAAATGTAGATGCGCCCGTTTCAATGTAATTAGGGCCGCTGCCAGTCGTATTAAAGTCAGTTGCGCGGGTAAGCACCCAATTGGTTGAGCCAGAACCAAGCGTTGTGACGGTGTAAATACCGTTTTGTGCGCCTGTGCTTTGGTCTTTAACAAGGATGCGGTCACTTAATGAGGCGGTATAACCATCAACGGCAAAAGCGGCCTGTGCGCCACTATTGGTAAGCGTAGCACCAACACCAGCCGTGCCGTTATTATAGATAGCAGTCAGGTTGGCCGTAGTAGCCGCCGCAGAAGCCGTATGAAAGGTCGTATTGCTGACCGTGGCGACTTGGTTATCAACGTATTGCTTGGTGGACAATTGCAACGATGCGGTCGGGTCTTGCGTAACGGTGACCGTTGTCAAACCTGCCAACGTGGACGTTGAAGCGCCCAAGGCAATAGATGTTGAGCCAATCGTAACGGATGAGTTGGTTAGCCCGGCGTTTGGAATTGTAGCCTGTGCCGTAAACGCACCCGTACCATTACCAACAAGATAACCCGTTAATGTGGTTGCGCCTGTCCCGCCATTGGCAACAGGCAGTGTGCCACTCACATGCGTAGTAAGACCAATCTTACCCCAAGACGGAGCAACACCGACCCCTCCAGAAATAAGAGCATTGCCAGTAGCCACGTCATTAAGACGGGCCAAGGTGGTAGATGACGAAGCATAAAGAATATCACCCGTCGTATACGATCCATAGCCCGTGCCGCCCTGAGTTTCAGACAATGGCGTGGTCAGGCCAGAAAGGGATGTGATATCGCTATTTGCGCCAGAAGCCGCCGCGCCAAGGTTAGTACGCGCAGCCGATGCCGATGTAGCACCCGTGCCGCCGTAAGCAACAGCGATAGGCGTACCCTGCCATGTGCCGGAAGAAATAGTTCCGATTGAAACCGTGCCAGTGGCAGTAAAATTTGTAAATCTTCCAGTTGACGCGGTTGTTGCCCCAATTGCTGTTTGATCAATTGTGCCGCCCGTAATAGCAACAGCATTAGCATTCTGCGTTGCCATCGTTCCAAGGCCAGTGATTTGGCTTGTTGGAATCAAAATATTTACGCGAGAAGCAGAGGTTATTTGGCCCTGTGCATTAATTGTGATTTGCGGAACGGCTGTTGCGGTGCCATAGGTTCCAGAGGTAACGCCCGTTACATCAA